ATTAATAGAACAACATCTTGATGGAAAAATAGTAAACGCATTATATCAAGGTACTAAGACAAATTTTGGGAACAGAGTACCGCTTGAAAGATTAACTGATACTGCTGATTTAGAAGATGAAGTAATACTTCCATTTAATACATTGGCTTCTGTATATGTTCCTAATCAGAGACCACTAAGAAGACTTAAAGGTTATGAGTATGGAAGGTCAGACTTCGATGGAATAGAAGGACTATTTGATGCAATAGATGAATCTTACACATCTTGGATGCGAGATGTAAGGCTAGGTAAATCAAGAATCATTGTACCTACTGAATACCTAGAAAGAAGGGGTCGAGGTCGTGGTGCAACGTTTGATATAGATGCTGAAGTATTTACAGGATTAGAAATAGACCCAAATCAAGAGAACAAAGGGATAGAAAAGGTTCAGTTCGATATTAGACACGAACAACAC